ATTTATTTAAGGAAAAAAATTTTAATATAAGATATATGGATTTCCCCAAAACACCTGGTCAATGTAGATATATGGTCGCACTTAGGTCATCAAAACAAATTATAGTGGGAACCGGGCCAGCCGGCACGGGTAAGACTATGCTTGCATGTCAAATTGGTATGGAACATATTACAAGCGCCTTTAGGGGTCGTGTCATTCTCACAAGACCAATCGTTGCGGCTGATGAGGATATGGGATATCTCCCGGGAGACATGGACACAAAAATGGAACCATGGACGAAGCCCATGTTTGATATTTTTGAAAAGTACTTGTCCCACAATCAAATGGAGCGATGTATAAAAATCGAACCACTAGGGTATATGAGAGGTCGTACATTTAATAACACGGTCATCATTGCCGATGAAATGCAAAACAGTACACCCAACCAAATGAAGATGTTACTTACGAGAATTGGCGAAAATACAAAACTGATTGTGACGGGAGATCTCGAACAATCAGATTTGGGTGATGATAACGGTCTTTCTGTGCTTATAAATAAGATGGACGGTTTGAGTCTCGAATATATAGAACATGTTGAAATGTTTGAAGAAGATATAGTAAGACACCCCGCAGTCAACGAAGTTTTGAAGGTTTTAAGAGTATGATTCCAGTTCTGCTACCATTTTAAACGTGTACCATTTTTTCTTTTTAGGATCCCATTTGCATCCATGTTTCTTTGCATTTTCTTTGTCTTTATATGGAACATTTAGATATATCTTCGTGTACGGACAAGATGTAAGACCTATGGCTTCATTTGCAAGTCTGTCTGCATTATCGTTACCCACTGAATGCTCATCGCTTTTACCCGTGTGTGCTTTTATGTATTCAAATTTAACATTACTTTTATCTTTGAATATATCATACGTCCTTTTGACAAGTTCTTTGTTTGGTATGTCTACATTCCAAAATTTATTTTCACATTTTTTACCATATTCACCGACACATCTAATAGCATAAATAGAATCTGAAAATATAGTCAAATCTTTGCCAGAATCAATATGTTCTTTTAAAACTTCATAAACTTCTAAAAACGCACCAAGCTCTGCTGTATTATTTGATTGTTTACCGGTTACACGTTTTGATATATTTCTAGGATCCTCTTCGCCGAAATATACACCCATCCCAGCCATTGCGTTTTCTTTGCCGTTGTTGGTACATGAGCCATCTGTATATACGTACATGTCATAACATGTATTTAAAGCTTTATAGGTATTTAATTAATAATGAAAACGGTTGTTTTTGCCTTTCCGGGCAGAGACTTTTCTGGTTCCTTTTTAATGAACTGGTCAAAAACACTCATAGAACTTACCCAAAAAGGATATAAGGTTATGATGGTGAATGAATATAGCAGTTTTGTACCTTTTTCTAGAATGAAAACACTCGGTTTAAATGTTCTACGCGGTGCCACACAAGTCCCATTTGACGGAAAATTGAATTATGACGTCTGGATGACTATCGATTCAGATATATTTTTCATACCCGAACAAGTCATTGAAATTATTGAAGATACTGACAAATACCCAGTTGTATCTGGTCTCTATAGAATGGAAGACCTTAAACATTATGTCACCGTTAAAAACTGGGATATCGAATATTTCAAAAAACATGGAACTTTTCAGTTCATGGAAATAAATGATAAGTGCTTATCAGAAAAGTACATAAATGTGGCATATAATGGTATGGGATTCTTTGCGTGTCGTAAAGGTGTCGTTGAAAATTTAAAATATCCATATTTCAGCCACCCTAACATAGAAGTGGAAGCTGAAAATGGAAAGCTTATTAGAGATATGTGCTCCGAAGATGTGGCATTTTGCAAAAATTTGAAAGATGCAGGATACAAAATAACAGTAAACACTCAAATTAGAGTTGGCCACGAAAAAAGATTAGTTATTTAAAAGTTGTGAACAAGATCCACCATGACGTTTTAATGGCATAGATGTTGGTGTCATTTTAATATTTTGTGTTTCGTGGTTAAGAAACCTAATTGACTTTTCCAGGTTTCTTAACTTTTCATCTACGATTGATTTTTCTTTCATATAATTTTCCAAAATAATTTTGTTTTTTTCATACCAATCATATATTTCATGAACATTTTCGTCAATGTTACTATATTTTTCTACAACTTTATAGTTAAATGGTAAGTTTCTTATCTCTGAAGCTATTTCATCAAGTTTAGTCTCGAGACCGAGACACTTATCTTTTACTTCTGCGTGATCTTCCATGATTACTTAAACCATATATTTTTTATCTCGTTAAGTTGGTTTTTAACAATTTCATTCCAATCCATCTTTGAATTCAATTTATAAACATGTGAAAAATTATCTCGTATGTTTGCTGTAATATAAATGTCATTATTTTCTTTCCAACAACTTACTGGATCTTGAATAGTATGTCTTAAAAGTTTTTCTCCATTTTGATACTGAATGGGTTGACTTATATATTCTAATTCAAGATTGTTGTTTAATTTTGTCATGTGTGTCATGTGAAAAAATCCAGGTCTATACTTATCATCAATTTTGATGCGACTATGTGCAAATCCCAAATAACCATCATCTACCTTTAATAAGTTTGAACCCCCTCTTATGTATGTAAGATGTGTTTGAAATGGAACTTCGCCCTTTACAACATCACAAAAACCAGTTGATGTATTACATTTTAATATGATCATCGGATCGTAGTTGTAAACAAAGTGCAACTCGTCGTTATGTTCGAATGGTGCCCAGTTCTTTTCAATCCTATTCGGGAGAGAATCATTTATGACAAGCGGTTTTGCTTCGATATCTCCATCTTTCAAAAGCCATATACATTTAATTTGATTTGGGAGTGGTGAATTTCCTATGAATATTACATACAAACTTCCATTAATTTCAATCAACCTCGGATCTTCGGCTTGTATTTCCGCACCCCAAAATTGTCTGTCATTATTAGATTTCCATCTTTTATCAAATGTTTCTCTCATCAATCCTATGACACCTTTTTCACATACACGAACGTATGTTACATAGCCATTCGTGGTTAGATGTACTGCTCTAAACATACTATAAGTGCTACCTTCCCAAGAACCATTGTCATGGACGGCTTCTACGGGCGTTATATCTTTAACGAACTCAAACTTCATTAAAGAATATATGACAATAATCTTTAATGGACTTGAGAGGAAAAAATATTATAGTTGTTGGTCCTGCAGGATACCTTGAAAATGAATATAACACAGATTACATAAATAGTTTTGATATTGTATGTAGACCGAATGTTAAAGTCATAGATGGGAAGTTGGATCTACCACCAAATACGGGCACTCGTTGTGACATTGTTTTTCATTCCGGGGGTATCGAAGGTCAATCTTTCAATATTGGAAATGATAAATACGCACTTTACACCGAACATAACGGTATATGTGAAGCGCTTATAAAAGGATATGTATTAAATGGAGTAAAACATCTATTAATATGTTCGGATTGGAAAGTAAGAATAGATAACGCAATTCGTGTGTGTGATCGATTAGGCATGCCTTGGTCAGTCGTCACCGTGTCGAATAAAAATTTTACTGCGGGTTTTCATGGTCTTTATGAAGTGGCGATAAATCACCCGAGACGTCTTGCAATTAAGGGCTTTGATTTTTATCAAACGGACAAAAGAGGGTATGAAGGATATTATAATGGCCACAAAGGTGACAGTGATACACACAATCATCAAGAATCCTTTGAATTTTTTATCTATGATTTTTTACAAAAATTTAATATTGAAATGGACAATCATTTGAAAAAATTAATTTTCGATTATTGTGGGTATTTTATACTTCGTGATGTTTTTACACATGAATTTATACACGAATGTGTAAATGAAATAAACCCCGTGGGTATAAGAAACAAAAATATTGTAAATTTTGAAAAGTATCCAAAAACTTTTTCGTTAAAAGATAATCAAAAAATACATGACAACTTAAAAGTTTTATTGGGTACATCTAACTATAGATTTTGTTCACATAATGACATTGGTATAAATCGTATTACCGAATGGCACAAGGATGTATTAAACAATCAATATAAAATATACGAAACTATATCACCATTTATCGAACACGAAAATCAAAAACATAATATAGTTAAAGTGTGTATTTACCTACAAGATCATCGTGAAGATGACCATGCACTAAAAGTTATTCCACGAAGTCACATACATCAAGATTTATTTAAATATAAAAATGCTGTTCAGTTAAGACCACGCATTGGAGATATCATTATATTTGATCAAAGAATAACTCATTGTGGCATGCAATCACACGTGAACGACCAACGTATTTTGGTCAGTTTTGGGTTTGGTGAGAATAATGTGTTTACTGATAACTTTGAAAGGGGGACGATTAAAAGACAAAATGACCAAGATAAAGAATAAGTTAAATTTTAGTATAAATGACCGAGGTTATAGCAGAAATAGGTATTAATCATAATGGTTCGATTGAATTGTGTAAAGACTTGATTAATCTTTCTAAGATTTCTGGTATAAAATATGTAAAAATTCAAAAAAGGAATCCTGATATATGCGTCCCCGAACACCAAAAAAATGTAATACGCAAAACGCCGTGGGGTGAAATGACATACCTGGATTATAAAAAACGGATAGAATTTTCCGAAGAACAAATAAAAGAACTCATTGAATATAGTAAAAATCTAGGTATTGTATTTTTTGCGAGTGTCTGGGATATGGATAGTTTATATACAATGGCCAAATATACAGATATAGTAAAAATACCGAGCGCACTTATTACTGATATTGAGCTTTGTAAGGCTGCGAGAGATAATTTTAAATTGCTCATTGTGAGCACAGGAATGAGTTCTGAAGAAGAGATTGAAAAATGTGTAAACAATTGTCAGCCGAATGTTATTATGCACACAAATTCAACTTATCCATGTTCACCCGATGAACTGAATCTTAGATACATGGAACACTTACAACAGAAGTGGGGTGAAAATGCCGTTATTGGTTATAGTGGTCATGAATATGGTATTGTCACCACGTTTGCCGCAGTTGCAATGGGTGCAAAATGGGTTGAACGACACATTACTTTAGATCAAAATATGTGGGGCAGTGACCATAAATCATCTATAAACCCAGAAGGGCTTATAAAGCTGGTGAGAGGTATCAAAGCAATTGACAGTGCTTGCAAATATCCACCGGGGCCAAGAATTGAATTTGCGTCGGAGATGGATAAAAAAAAGAGCCTTAGAAAGTAACATGGGAATAAACATAGATGGTCGTATATGTCATGATAGAATAAGAGCACTCGAAGAATTGGCTAATAAACACAAAGTTCAAAAGTATCTGGAGATAGGTGTCCACAATGGATCTAGCATGTCATACGTACTTCAGTCTAATTATATAAAAGAATGTGTGGGTGTCGATCCATTTGAAACATTAAAAGATAAATCTTCACATTATATACGCCAGGATTCGATAAATGAAACAAGAACGAGAAAAAATATAGAAAATAATAACAAAAATTCGACAGAAATAAAACTCATAAAAGGTTATTCGCAGGATGTTTCTATAGATGACACAGACTTCGATATGTTATTTATAGATGGTGATCATAGTTATGAAATGACAAAACATGACTATGAAAAATTTATTAAAAATGTTAAATCTGGTGGTATTATAGTGTTTGACGATTTACACCTATACGGGCCGGGTAAATTTTTTAAAGAATTAAAAGACGATAAACGTGTTGCAGTTGATTCCATTATGTATGAAACTGAAGGCGTTTTAATTAAATTATAGACTTAATATCCTCATAGTTATCAATATCTATATTGTGATTTTCTTCCATAATATACGGATATGGTTTGTTTCCGAGTAAACTTCCGGTATAAACCACATTCGGCTTGTATATATCGATGTATCCATTATGTATATAACATTGTTCTAGTTTCTGACGTGGCATTTCACATAGATTGGGATATAATGGTTTAAGGTCTTCTCCATCTACAGTGTACATTTTAAATGGTGTTTTGTTAAATGGTATCACACTTCTTAGTGAAGTGTATTCATTGTTGACAATAAAGGTCTTTATCGCATCATCTATCATTTCGGACGTTCTTAGTGGTTGTGTGGGTCTCAAGTGTAATATATAATCTGGCACATAACCGACCTTTTTATATTCATCGAGTGCATGAATTATAAATTCTATATCTGTTGCATAATCTCCAGAAATATTTTGGGGTCTTAGAAATGGAACTTCGATACCATTTTCACGAGCTATGCCAGTATACTCTTCAGAATCTGTAGATACAAATATTTTCATATGTTTTGCGTAAATAGACCCTCTTGCATGATCTACGGAATGCATAAACAGAGGTTTGCCAAACAAATTATATTTGTTTTTATGAAGTATCCCCTTAGATCCAGATCTTGCGGGTATTATGGTAAGTATCTTCATCTACTTAAAAAGTAAGGTTATTTTTTAAGTAAATGATTGTAGATTGTTTTACTTTTTACAATGAAATAGATATGTTGAAAAAGCGACTGCGATATTTAGATTCAGCTGTTGATAAATTTGTTCTTGTAGAGTCTACAGTAACCCATCGTGGAGAACCAAAAGAGCTGTATTACGAGAAACACAAAGAAGAGTTTTCTGAATGGAATGATAAAATCGTACATGTGGTTGTGAGGGATAACCCCGAAGACAAAAATCCATGGTCTAGAGAAAATTTCCAAAGAAATTGTATCACACGTGGTTTAGAAGGTGTACCCCATGACGCACTTGTCATGGTATCGGATGTGGATGAAATACCTAATAAAGATTTTTTAACTCTCCCAAATTATGCTCAAGTTTGTTCATTTAATATGGTTGCATTTCAATACAGTTTCAAATACATTCAAACACACGAACCGTGGTTTGGTACAGTTATGACCAGAATGAGTGTATTAAATTACACAACACCACAAAAACTCAGGAAAACGAGGTGGTCTATACCACATTATAAAAATGCTGGCTGGCATTTGTCTTCATTTGGTGACGAAACTTTTGTAGCTAACAAAATTCAGAATTACGCACACTGCCATGATGATGTTTCGCAAGACAAAGATGAAGCTATTTTTAAGAAATTTATTGAAGATGGTATACACGCAGACGGTAAAAATATACTTACCAAAACACCACCGGATGTAATGAATTCTGTACCCGATGAGATAATTTTCTGATATACCTATATACAATATGTCCAGTAACAAAGCTTTTAACCTGGCCCAAAAGGTTATCTCAGGCAAGATTGACCTTGAGATGCCTCTCTGGACGGTGATCCTTATCGGTGTGATCGCCGCCGTCTACGTGTCCGTTACATCAATTGGTATGAGTGTTTATGACAAGTGTGAACCTCTCAAGGATAGTAAAATGCACCAAAACTTGAGAAACTATCTTTCTTATACATTGACAATTGCATTGACTATCCCGTTCACACTCCTTTACACAAAAATATTTAGCAAGGATGCGGCTGCCTTCATCTTACTTTATTCCATTATGGGTATTATTGGTGGTGCGATTGCTGTGAATAACGCTGGAAAGTGCCCGGATGTTGATAAAAGTGTCAAGACATACAACACAGTTGCCTTAACCGGTTTCTGTGCAACACTTTTACTCTCCGGTTTGATGATTCGTTCGGGTGTTAAGAAACTCAAAGCGTATTAATTTTGTAAAACATAATCAAAAGTACATATATTTGAACAAGTAAACCTAACAGAGAATATATTGTAAAAAATATAGATCCCTTTCTAAACTGATAAATCATCCATAAAAAGTTTATGAGTATAGAAAGTAACATGAAACGCATACCCTTCTCGGTTACATTATTGGTTTTGTTTTCGTTTGCTTCTTTAACTTCTTCATTCATCTGATAAATTCCGAGGGCGCTTGCTGTGACAGCTAATGCGTTACTTGCGTCCATTATTATTATATATATATATAAAATATACAAATAATGGAGGCGCTTCTTGAAAAATTTACAGGAAAGATTGACACAAACCGGGTGATAGCTAAGGTTGTGGAAATTAAGACAAACTATGTTGACGATGGTTTGACCAAGTCCGACATCCCACCGATTCTTTCCATACTGATGATGGAGGCGAGTAAGTTCAAGCATTTGAAGGGAGAAGAAAAGCGCGAACTTGTGATTGGCGTTTTGAATCACATTATTGAACAGATTGACAAGGGTGAAGAAGACAGTGAATTTGAAACTGTTCTTAAAACTATGGTTCCGAGTATGGTTGATAGCTTTTCTATGATGCTAAAGATGAATAAAGTTTTGTGTTGCTTCAAATAGAGAATGAAGTTTCCTCCTTTGGAGACAATGATCAATTATGGTATATATAGTATAAAGGAATTGGAACGTTATTATAAGGGTCTAATTCCAAAGAAAAAAATTATTATTCTAAACGAATGTGATACATGTTCTTTTGTTTACGGTGGCAACACTTGTAACAATTGTCATGATTTAATTACAAGACCTAAAGCAGATTCCAAATTATTGTGACTTCTCTGTAATGGTTTATTTCTTTTCAATTTCAGAGCATTATTGCTTGTAGTACTGTTCTTTATTTCATTCATTTTATTATTGTTTGAAACAAAGGGCACGACAATTTGTGGCACTGGTTCTGTCACCACTTCATTCGGAACTTCTTTGTCTATGTCTATGTTTTTTCTGAATTCTTCTATCGTCATGTTTCCTCCAAAGACATCCAATTCGTATCTATTGGGTGCTTTTTTTATAGATCCTATTTTATTGTATAATTTCTTTCTCATGACTATCATATTTCCGCATATTAGACCACCTCTCGTTACTCCGTGTTTATCTATAGCGAATGCTTTCATGCAACTCCAGGAACAAAAATTACCTGATGTATAAAACTTTGTTCGAAGTTCGTCATATTTGTGTGGCATTTTTAAAGGGGTTGACTCAAAATCGTGGCAACACCACCAGCACCACGTCATAGTTATGTCTTTAATTATTTCTTTAAATAAAATATAAAGATATATTAATGAGACCCGAATCATTGTCTTTGGTTGTTGTACTTACAATTATATTTTTGTATATCAACATAAATTTGGTCTATGATCGAGTGAAAAGACAGAGTGTCCAGTATGAGATATTTAATAGTTATTCTCATAAAAAGCACGCCGAAATATTGAATAGATTAAGTAAATTAAAAACCAAAAATGTAAATGGTGGTGATGTTATAGATTCAATAAACGAAGAAATATTTGGAACGTCAAATGTATGTTCAGTACCGGGTGTTATTATAGATTCATACGGTATTCCGTGTGCAGTTGCTCCTAGTGTTACCACACCACGAGAACCCACACCCACACCAACACCAACCGAAGAAGAGGAAGAGGAAGAAGACGGTATTATGTGCCTTATTCCTCCCGAGCCGAATGGTTCTTGTCGTGAAGGTACCGAATTGGACGATGACGGATGTTGTGTTTTAAAGGGTGAAGCCAAACCGTCTAAGACGGAAGTGTATACAGATGTTGCCGAGCAAATTTTGATGAGTTTTCTTGTCGAGGAAATTGCAGAAATATTTATACTTCGTGTGTTACCGAGAATTCTCGTTAGAATCGGAAGTTTGGCTAGATTAGGTGGAAGACTCATGGCTAGACTTGTAGCCAAAGTTTCTGTAAAATTAGCAAGACTTGGTACAACGCTCGCTAAGAAATTAATAACCAAGGGTGTTAGTGTAGTCGCTAAAAAGTTATCGATGCTTGCTAAGTCTGCCGCCGGTGGTCCCGTGGCTGCGGTATTGATTGCTATAGAACTCATGTTTGCTCTCACAGACATTATGGATCCGAAGGGATATTCTACATATACCGAAAATGCAGCTTTGGACAAAATAAGAAACTCTATAGATTACAATTTCCAAGACTATTGTAGCAGAGAAGGACTTCCATGGCCTTTCATTATTCCCGTGTCTTCTATGTATGAAGATGAATTCGCAGAAGCGTATGAATCTACCGTGGCTGATTATCTTCAGGGGGCTATAAAATATGTAATGGATTCGGATGAGCCGTCTCACGTAGATATTATGGTAAACATGATATTAACTGGGTTGAGTACTGGCAGTGATCTTTATATGTCTGGTTCTGATATGGGTTTAACTGAAAATGACGAAAATGAATTGGGTGAAATAGCCATGCAGTTAATGGATGACAACATAGCTATCAGAGATCTTACGTTATATAACAAACTCAAAAAGTTAGTGGATGATGAAGAAATGATAGATATTTATCCAGAAGTTGCGACGAAAAAACAATTTGGTATTTCATTGTCTAAAAAGGGTGTTGATTTGTGGAATCAACAAAATTATAGAAACTACCTCACACAAAACCCAACAACACTCGAAGGTAGAACAGATATAAGCATGGCTTGTTTATATAGCGACGAATATAGATCACTTAACATAAGTAATCCGGGTACATCTGACAACCCCAACATGACAATCAAAAAATTATCAAAACCTGTGCCGTTGTACGGGCTTTATGGTATGTTGGTTTATTACTGTGCGGGCACAAAGGCAACCGGTACACTAACACAGATAGGCACAATAAACCCGGATAACATGGGTGTGAAATTTAACTTTGAAACTGGTAATTGTGATTATTCTGACACTTACTGTGATTATATGGGTATGGTATATTATGAAGAAGGTGATCTTAAAGATTGTAAGCTACGTCCCGGACAAAAAGGGGCGGAGTTTATTTTAGGGGAGTATATGGTGCGTGAACAAGCAAGAACATGGGAAAGTCGTATAGATGGCTTTCAGAGCGGTGATCCAGGAACCATAGCTTGGACTACAGCCATGACATTCGTAGATCCATCTGGATTTGGTACTTCACTTGTAAACTCCTGGGCATCTTCAGTTGTTTTTGCATTCTTTGATAAACCTAAACCAAAACAAATTGAAAATACAGTTCTTGCTGATAGATCAGAAGAAAATGATAAAATTAAACAAGAATTTTCGTTTTTATATGAAAACGACAAAAACAAATATTTCCTCAGCGACCCAATCAATTTTACAGAATAGAAAAATATATACCCATAGTAGTAATGATAGTTGCTGTATACGTTGGTTTCGTATACTTAATTATCACAGTCGTCACCTTTTTCTTGACAAGGTATACCTTGCTCAGCGAAAAAGACTTAGACAAACTTTACAGTGACGAGATTGAAAGGGCATACATTCTTTCAAAATCGCCATCGGAGAAGGATGTACCAGACTTAAGTGAGAGTGTCGTAGATGAATTACCACCAGATCTATTAGCTTTATATGATCAGAGCAGAACATACCAAGATGACATCATACCGAGTGATGTTTCAAAGGCGATGAAACGAGATCCTGAACAGGTATTAAATGTCGGAGAAATTCGGCAGTATTTATCTATGAGACGAATGTCTCCTATTACACCAAATGACTCATATAGATACTACTCACTTAGAATGAGAGATGGGTCGGAAGTTTTCAACGGTTCAATTGATATGCAATTGGAAGTCGACGACGATGGTGAAAGAGTTTTTTTGAAAAACAACGAAAATCAATACATGTTTAAGAATATTTTTGGTCTCATTGAATGGAGAAAAACTAAACCAGATTCTGGATTTTATTTTTTCTTCGACGGGTATGAAGAGGGTGGTGTGAGAATATCAACAAGTAAATACTTGAGACGTTCTACACCATTTTTAACTAAAAAAATATATGATGTCTCGGGTAAACAAGAATTGATATTTGAGCCTTCGGGTAGTATGGATTTAGAAGATGTAAATAACTCTGTTTTTATTTTAAAAATTAAACCCGAAAGGAAAGAGCTTGGTAATTTGTTCAAATTCGGAAATATATTTAGAAGTGATGTTCGTTTTGTCGTCCAAACCACAAATGGTACAAATGTGATGACAGATGTTTACATTGAAAATAATATACAAAGTGGTTCAATATTATTAAGAAATATAAATGGTATGTATTTGACTGTCAATACAGATATAAACGATGTAATAAATTTCGGTGAAATTACATTTACTACTCAAGGCACGCCATTGTTTTTGCATATTGACATAAATGACAATACAGTTTATAGACTCGAAACAAGAGAAGATACTTACGGTCTATTCCTGACACATTATGGTAAATTTAGTATGTACGATAACTTTAATGGATTTGCCACGTTAAACAACACGAAATTAATGTTTCGAACTGTTGTGAATAACTACACCCAACCATCTTATTATCCAACGTGTGAAGACACAAACAGAGAAATATTCGGGGAAAAATGTCACACTAAATGCGATTTAGACAATGACTGGTTTAGAGAACGCGAAGAATGTAAAATATTCGGGTCGTGTCCGAGAAATTACAAACATGACGGGGGTCTCGTGTGTTTAGAAGAATGTTCGAAAAGACCACCCGCAGAAGATGGAAGTCGCTGGTTTAATGGAAGCTCATTTGAGTGTGCAAGATGTAAGCCTGGATGGAGTAGCGATGGTGCATTACTTTGCAAAAAGAATGGTGCAAAATGGTACAATGTATTTACTGGTGGCTACCAAGCCTGGCATCGCAGGAACAGTAGAGGATGGGAAACTTGGACGGGTGCAAAAATATACACAAGTGATCAATATAACACCACCACAGGTCTCGATCCGGATGGTAACGTAAGAGTCCCGGCAGCCGAGGATACATATTGTGAACCAGGGAGTACCAAATATTACATGGACTCAAATGGTAATTACAAACTTCCATCTGAACTGAATGATACGGAAAAAGAAACGGGTGAATATACACTGATGTGTCTACCAGGTTGTTACAATAATTTGTATACTCAGGATGACAGTACCGATGAAAAAACATGCACACGAACAAATAACGATACAAGCTTGGATTCTAATTTTTAATATTTATATAAATCATAATGGCCCGTGGACTTGGTAGTATTGTCGATATAGCAGACGCTTCGGCGGATGCTATAAGAACCGTCCTTAAAAACATTGACCCAAATGTATTGAAAACTACACTCAAAAATTTTGAATTTGATGACATAACGACTGTTTTAAAAAACATTGAAGCTGACGATCTTGTTAGCAAAGTTATGAAAAATCTCGACACTGACAAGTTAGTCGATGTGATGAAACAGCTTGATGGGAGTAATATAACCAGGATGTCTAAATCACTCGCCAATGATACGACTTCTTTTAAGAAATTTCTTAGTGCCGCCGACTCTTCAACAATTAACAGAACCATGAAGTCCATGGATGATGCTACCCAAGTTCGAGTGATGAAGAACATGGGTGACACCGATTTGAAAAAGTTGAAAAACTCCATGGACGCCTCGGATTTAGATCGTTTGAAAGCGCTCGACCCTGATTTAGCAAGAAGACTTGATGAAATTAGCGGAGCTCTGGGCACTGCCGCCAAAAACGTTTCAGAGTTTTGCAAGAAACACAAGGTTTTGTGTGCCGCCCCATTTGTCTATGGTGGTACCAAATATTTGAAAAAACGAGCAGACGACGAAAATGAACAACGTGAAGCGGACGTTCGTAACTGCATAGGTATATGTCTTCCGAATGGTTGGGATGCTTATACTTACGATGGTGCTGGAAAGGATACCTTGGAATACAAAACACGCACCGACATCGAATTTGAATTAGGACCGGGTGATGAACCGATTAATTGGGAAAAACAACCCTTGTGTACTGAAAATGAAGACGATTGTGGTGAATTCTGCACGAGTAAATGTGAAGGAATATTTCCAAAAAAAAAAGACCCTTTCGGTATGTTACCGGACTTACCGGACAACCCCCTCGACCCAACACAGTGGTTAGACACTTTGCGTGATACTATAAATGGCATTTTTCAACCCATCTTTGACCTATTCGAATTTTTGAACGCCGATGTTATTATGTACATATGCTCAGGTATTTGCTGCCTATTTTTGCTCATGATGTTCATGGGTTAGTTTAAAGATATAAAGAGCCTTTAATTTAATGATTTTGAGTATAGATGTAGGTATTCGAAATTTAGCCATGTGCTTACTCAACGAAACATCCAACCTCGTCGTGGAATGGGACGTATCTGGCGTACCCCCGGAACACAAAGACGGTATCTATGTCTCCTTGAGAAAACACCTCGACGAACGACCTTGGGTCCTTACCGCCCAAACAATCCTCATTGAAAAACAACCGGATCGAAATAAGAAGATGGTTTCCGTCATGCACTTTCTTCACGCATATTTTATTATAAAATGTCCAAATGCCGAAACTATTATTTATGACGCACGACACAAAATCCCGGATGTTGCTGGCCCGGGTAGATCACAATATCTTAAAAGAAAGAAGGTTTCAATTGAGAGATGTGAAGCTTTTATACGCTCGGATAATGTGAATGCACACTGGTTGGACACATTTTTAACTTCTAAAAAGAAAGATGATTTAGCAGACACTGTCATGCAAGCGCTGAGTTTTGTTAATAGAATTGAAGTCAAGACTGTTAAAAAACCTAAAAAGACGACAAAACTTGTTCCGAGAAAACCCAATGAAAATCAAAAAAGAACAAAATATTCCAAGTCAAATCTTGCTTGGATTTACATGAATAAACCTGAATGTGAATGCCTTGAAAACAACAAACGTTTCATGAAAGATCTTAAAAGATATTATAGGGATATAAATGATTTATTTAAAGATCTTAGTGGATAGTTAAAATATGAACGAAATTGTGTACGACAATAAGTATTTGTATATACCGGATAGATATTTTCACGAAAATTTAAAGTCACGTTTCGTTCGAAAAACATACGAAAGTGAAGAATCTGGTATCATAAAGAGTTACTTTAATAAAAATGACGTCGTTCTTGAAATTGGTAGTTGTTTAGGTTATACTACTTGTTTGTTATCCGATAGGTGTAAAAGTGTCATCAGTGTCGAGGCTAATCCTGAATTGTCCGAAGGATTGTCATTGTGTAAAAAGAAAAACAATCTAGAAAATGTTACATTTATAAATGGTTATTTAGATGAAGTTAAAAAAACTATAAAATTTCAGACATACGATAATGTTGTGGCGGGTTCGGGAGACCGTGAAGACTTAACGATGAACAATGTTTGTGGATGGGGTGGCAGTTTGAAGACATATGACGTAGAAACAATTACACTTGACGATCTTGGAAAAGAGAATGATTTCAATTCCATGATGATTGACATGGAAGGTGGTGAATTGAAATTTGTACAACAAAATATAGACTTTATTCATAAAAATATAAATAAAATATGTATCGAACTTCACGGTTTCATGATGAAAGACGTTGATTTCGATAAGAAATGTATCAATGCACTGAAACAAATTGGTTTCAGATTAATAAAACAAAATATAATCACATATTATTTTGAAAAGTGAATTAAGGAAATCGACACATCTTAAATTATAATAACATGCAAAAAGATGTCTTGGACCATGGGTTTGTACGATTGGTTGATCACATGCCGAGACAGGATTTGGACACCTCAATCGTCCAATCAGCAAGAGTCTCGTATGGAGATGGGACTAAAACCTCACGAGGAGACCGAGGACTCCTCCGCTACCTGCTTCGCCACTGGCATACCACACCCTTTGAAATGGTGGAATTCAAATTTCACATCAAAATGCCCCTTTACATCGCCCGACAACACTTCAGACATCGAACAGCCTCAGTCAACGAGCTGTCCGCCAGATACTCCGTCGTACCGAAAGAATACTATAATCCCGGAATTCTCAGAGGTCAATCTAAAGTGAACAACCAGGGGTCTGAGGGGGTTGTGGAAGTAAATGAAGAAAAAACTAGACAAATTGATAAACATTTAGAACATTCTTTTGATTTATATGAGAGCCTCTTAGAAGAAGGGATTTGTCGGGAGCAGGCGAGAGGTAACCTTCCACAATGTACCTATACCGAATTCTATTGGAAGATTAATCTTCATAATTTAATGCACTATCTTCATCTTCGCATGGACAGTCATGCCCAAAAAGAAATTCAAGATTATGCAAATGCTATTTATGATTTAATTGAACCATTGGCACCGGTTACTATGGAGGCGTTTAAAGATTTTAGAGTGAATGCCATGCATCTCACCGGTCCGGAAATTGAAGCCCTCGCCAATGGAACGCCAATTGAGAGCCCAGGGGAAAGGCGAGAGTTTGAGGAAAAGTTGAAGCGCTTAAAAATTAAATGTCCTTAGAATGTAACAAACAAAGATGTTTTCACTTACAACCTCCACTACTTTCATGGCGAAGACTAACCGTTTCAAGAAGTTTGGTAAGAAGATGAAGAAACAAAACGACACGGACGTGGGTAAGATCCGAGAAAAGTTGTCGGATATTAGCCGCGATGAACAACGACGTGTTAAGGAAATCTTCAAAGAACACCAGGAATTCTTCAAGGGTTCTCAGAAAAAGGAAGAAGTCGCTATCGATTTTTACGAGAACTAAACGCAAACCACAAAGTACACAGAAC